TTTTTTCATTGATTTCCGGTACTTCCAAGTCCCCCTCTCTTTAATGAGAGTTTTCTTTTCATTTCATCTGCTAAACTTACAGATTTAACAGTATCATCTTCAATATTAATTGTTTCTGAAACCGCATCTACATATGTGAAACTTACTTCTGGAACTTCTCTAAAACAGGCTTGAGCAATTCTATCTCCTGGGTTAATATAAAAATCCTCATACACATCACAATTATAAAGTATTACGTGAATTTCTTTACGATAACCAAAATCTACAGTTCCAGGGCTATTTAATACAGTAACTCCGTTTTTTGCTGCTAGGCCACTACGAGGCCGCACTTGCATTTCCCAATTTGGTTTACTAAATTCTACATGAATCCCTGTTGGAATAGATGTATGACCTGTGGGTAAAATAATTAAGGTTCTTTCTATACAAGCTCGCAAATCAAAACCTGCGTCATAAGGAAATTGATGTTCTAATTCCCATTTAATTTTTAATGATTCCTCAAGGTGTTTAGCTAATTTTGTTTTTTGAATTTTAATTTCTAAATTTGACATATTTGTTTAGTCCTTTCCATACTTCTTCGCCATCTTTTCCCGCTATAATTGCGTTTTTATTATATTTTGTTAAATTAATCATTTGTTCATTACGTTCAAGTAATTTTTTACTTTGATTAAGGTTTTGAATATACTTGCTTTTTCCTTTAACTGGTAATGCTTTAACTAATGCTGTTAAACTGTTATATTGTTTAGCAAGTCCTTGTGCTCTTTTAGGGCCGATTCCGTCTACCCCAATTATAGCATCACTTTTGTCTCCCTCAATATAGCGAGATAGTAAATATTGAGTTGGAGTTATTTCAAAAGTATCTTGTAAGTATTTTAAATCAACTTCTCTACGAGAAAAAATATTATATATACTCACATTATCATCTACTAACTGATATAAATCTCTATCACTTGACATAATCCATGTATGTTCGTAGGATGCTGATAACTTTAGAACTAAAAAAGTCATTAAATCATCGGCTTCAATACCTCGATATTTATGTTTATCATATGTTAATTCATCATAAACAGCATTAAGACAATCAAAAAATTCTTGATATTTTTTTATTTCTTCTTCATCTGTAGGTTTTTTTCGTGTGCCTTTATAATCGTCGGAAATATTTATTCGGTAATAACTTTTACCAAAATCAAAACATACTATAATCCTACTAGCTTTATAGCTATTTCCTAAACTTTCAATAGTTCTAATATAATCTTCTTCAAAATGGTTATAATTTTTACGCTGTATCCATCGATACGCTAAATTATTTCCATCTATGATTAAAAGATTATTCTTATCTCCTAATTGATCTTGCACAGCGGCTAGATCATTCCAGCCTTTAGCATCAATCATTTTTTAACCCTTCATTTTTACTATTATTAATATAATATCATTAATTAAAGTATTAGTCTACTCTTAAATTAAATAACTAACCCTTTATGATACACAGTTTTTCCATTTTCTTTACTTGCTGTTAATACTTGTTTACGGTTTTTTTCTCTACTATAGGAGCAATGAATCCAACCAGAATTTGGATCTTCTGAATTATAAAATTCTAAAATTAATTGATCGAATTCAGGAATAAAATTTATTATCCATTCTGCTAATTCATAATTATCTACTCCTGTGATTTCAAAATCAGCGGCTTCTCCTTTAGAGTGTTGAGATTTACTTGAGCCTCCAATAGCCGTATTTAATTTCGCACTTCTATATCCAGAAGTAACTCGGATTGGTTGACCTTTAGAATCTCTAATAGATTGTAAAACATTTTCTACTAAGGCTTTTAAATTTTCTAAATGTTCCTCTGGAGGTTGGTTAGATATACCTCGTCTAGTTGCTGTTTGACTCTTAGTTAATTCATTTAATGAAAAATTCTCTGATAGTTTCATATTAATTTCCTTTCTTGTACTCAATAATCCAATCTTTTAATAACCCCATTTTGAAATAAAGTTCAAAACAGTTAATTTCTATTTGGTTTTTAAGAATTATGTTATCACTCCAACAAATATAATCTTTAGATCTATTCCACCTATAGATTAGTAATGGTTTTTTTCTCATTACCTCTGCTTCTCTAATACATTGTTGCCAAAAGTCATAAAGATCAGAGGATTTTGCTGTAAGTAATCCGTTCCAATTTACTATTTTATAATGTTTACATTCAATGCAATAAGGCCATGCTGCTGTATCAAAGGGAGTCCACAAATCTCCTTTTAGATATTCTAATGCACCACTTAAAGGCATTCTTTTAAATTCAATATCTAATTCTGCAGTTAATAAATCACGTATTTTTGCTTCGTATGCTGATCCCTTAATTTTACTTCGATTCACCATTACTTTGGTCTTTCTTTTTAAAATAACTAACTAAATCAGTATATCCTCCAATATGAATACCATCAAGTACTATTTGAGGAACCGTATTAAATGAAATACCTAATTCTTCGATTGCTTCGCCTTTTGTAATTTCTATTCCTATAACTAGTTCTTCGAAGGGGATTTTTCGTTCAGTTAATAATTTTTTAGCTAATTCACAATAAGGGCATAGTGGTGCAGTATAGATAATTGCTGACATTTTAATGTGACCTCTCCCCATTAAAAACGCATACAAATTCTACAGACTCACCCGTTTTATTATGAACCCGATGAAAATCATTATCTTCAATTAAAACTATTGACCCAGTAGTAACTTCTTCTATTTTCTGAATATTATTATGTTCAATTTCCATAATAGCATTTCCCTGAACAAATATGTATACTTCTTCTTGTCCTTCATGTCTATGACCCGTAGTGCTTTTATAAGGTTTTAAAATAGTTTTACTTACAATTAGTTGATGTAAATTAGCATTATCATAGACTTCATATCTATCATCTTCTTTAGCCAAGTCACCTTTAATATTCCAGTTATTATAAAAATATGCCATTATTTTATAAACTAATTCCTTTAAATGTATCATTCGTAATATCTTGTTTAATTCCCCCAATAACATAAGATTCAATTTCTGTTTCTTGTGGAGCATTTTGTAATTCTCGTGAATTTAACCAATGTTGAGTCCACGGAAGAGGGTTATTTCTAACTGAAATATCATAAATAGGTTTTAAATTAATTGCTCTTAGTCTTTTATTAGCTATCCATTCTACATAATCACTTAAAAGTTTAGCATTTAATCCTACCATTGATCCATCTTTAAAAAGATATTCAACCCATCTTTTTTCTTCTTTTACTGCTTCATCATACATTTCATATACAAGATCTTTTTCTTCTTCAATTATTTCTAACATTTCTTCATCATTTTCATTTGACTTATAATTTTTAATTATATGCTGAGTAATAGCTAGATGTTGAGACTCATCTCTTGCTATAAAAGATATAATTTTGGCGGAACCTTCCATTAATCGTAATTCTCCAAAAGCAAAAGTACAGGCAAAAGAAACATAAAATCTAATTCCTTCTAAAATATTAACATTTATTAATGCTTTCCAAAATTTTCTCTTTAGTTCTTTTCGATTGGTTTCTAATTCAAGCTGGTATTTATGAGCATAATTAATAAAATCATCATAAGCTTGAGTAACAGAAGCTGCTCTTTCAAGAATCATTTTATCTTCTAGAATAGTATCGAATATCTCACTTGGTTCAGAATATAAATTTTTAATCATATATGTATAGGAACGACTATGAATTGTTTCCATAAAGTTCCAAGCTGTTATACAACTTTCAAGTTCGGGAAGAGAACAAAAAGGTATAAAGGCAAGCGCAGGACCACGTCCTTGAACTGAATCTAGAAGTGTTTGATATTTTAAATTAGTTGTAAAAATAAATTTTTGTTCAGGGCGTAATTCGTTAAAATCATTTCTATCTTTTTGTAGAGAAACCTCTTCCGGTCTCCAAAAGTAACTTAACTGACTTTGAGTAAGTTTATCAAAAATTGGATACTTAAAGTTATCATATCGTTGTGAATTTAATGATTCTCCAAAAAACATTGGTTGTTTTGTAAAGTCAATAGGGGTTGGATTAAAAACAGTTTTCATATAGTACAACTTTCACAATCTTCTGGTGGCAATAATTCTTTAGAAGGTAGAGTTATTACTTCCATATCAAATTCATCATCTTCATTTTCATCTTTCTTAGAGTCATAAGTATTTTGATAATATGAAGTTTTCCATCCATATTTATACGTATTAACTAAATCTGTCACCATTGTACTAAGGGGAATTTCGTTATTTTCATAATGTTCTGGATTATAACTCCAGTTACCACTAATAGCTTGATCAAAGTACTTTTGTATTGCGGCTACAATTTTATTATAGCCTTCATTAGTTTTCATATCCCATAATAAAGTATAATAACTTCTCAAGTGATAATAGCCCGGAACAATTTGCTTAAGAGGCCCCTTTTTTGATTTTTTAACGGACAAAAAACCTCTTGGTGGCTCAATTCCATTTGTGGCATTTGACACAACCGAACTGCTTTCTGATGGCATTTGTGCAGACAGTGTACTGTGCCGTAATCCATAATTTCTAATGTTTTCGCGTAAACTACTCCAATCATAATTTAACTCCGGTGATATAAATTCATCAATTTCTTTTTTATACGTATCAATAGGTAAAATTCCTTTTGAGTATTTTGTTTTATTAAAGGCTGTACATGGACCTTTTTCTTTGGCTAATTCCATACTACTTTTTAGTAGATTGTATTGAAAAGCTTCTGTTAGCTCATTTACTAATTGCCAAGCTTTTGGGTCATCATATTTAACTTTATTTTTAGCAAGATAATGTGCTAATCCTATATAACCAATTCCTAAACTTCTTCTAGCTTTTGTAGATTTTTCTGCTGCTTTAACTGGATAATCTTGATAATCAATAATTTCATCTAAGGATCTAACTGCTAAATCGCATAGTTCTTCTAACTCTTCTAAAGAACTTAATTTACCCACATTAATAGCAGATAAAATACATAAAGCAATTTCTCCATTAGGATCGTCAATGTGTTGAATTGGTTTTGTGGGAAGAGTAATTTCTTGACATAAATTACTCATATATACCTTATCTGTAAATGAACTATGTTCATTTACATGATCAATATTCATAATATAGATGCGTCCAGTTTCTGCTCTCTCTTTAAGGATTGCCATAAATAGTTCTCTTGCAGAGACTGTTGTTTTATTTATGTTTTTATCTTTTTCACATTTTTTATAAAGAGTATCAAATGTTTCATTATATCCAAAAACTTTATATAATTCTGGAACGTCATGAGGACTAAAGAGAGTTATCTCTTTATCTTCAATAAATCTTTCATAAAATAATTTAGAAAGTTGTATTGAATAATCCATTCTTCGTACTCTGTTATCTTCAGTTCCTTTATTATTTTTTAGTACAATAATATCTTTTATTTCTTTATGCCAAATAGGAAAATGAACTGTAGCATTACCACCTCTTACTCCATTTTGAGTACAACAACGAACTGTTGATTCAAACTTTTTAAGAAAAGGAATAACACCAGTATGCTGAACTTCACCATCTCTAATTTTAGAGTTTATAGCGCGAATTCGACCAGCGTTAATTCCTATACCAGCTCGTTGAGCAGTATAATATCCAATTGCACTATCACTACTAAATATACTTGATAAAGTATCATCAACGTCTACTAATACACAACTTGCATATTGTTTAATAGGAGTTCTAACTCCGGACATTACTGGAGTTGGTATATTAATTCTAAAAGTTGAAATAGCATCATAGTATCTTTTTACCAAACTTAATCTAGTTTCTTTAGAATAATTAGCAAATAAGGTAGCCGCAATCATCATATACATATATTGAGGAGTTTCGTAAACTTGTCCTGATGATCTATCTTGAACTAGGTATTTATCCATAACCTGTCTTAAACCAGCATAAGTAAAATCAAAATCTCTCTTGTGTTTAATATATGAATCAATTTTTTCTAATTCCTTTGTAGAATACCATTGATTTATATTTTTATCATAGACTCCTAATGTAATATTTTTTTCTATTAATTCATTTAAAGGAATATAATCAAATTGTCCAAATACTTCTTTTCTTAATCCAAATAATAATAGTCTAGCTGCCACATATTGATAATTTAGATTTTCTAAATCAATTAAATCTGCTGCACTTCTTACAAGAATTTGTTGAATATCGCTTGTTTTAATTCCATCGTAAAATTGAATATCACTATTCATTTCTACATGGGACGCACTGACGCCACTTAAACCTTCACATGCTTCATTAGTCATCACATGAATTTTTTCTAAGTGAATTAACTCTTTGTGACCATCTCTTTTAATAACATGTAGGGCTTCTTCTGTCATTTGTAATCCTTATTCTAAACAACTAATGTTGTTATTTTTAATAATATTAATTTTATCAATTAATGGGTGAGTAAAATCATGAGAGATAAGAAAAATATTTAAATTATTTTCTTCTTGTAATATTTCTATTAACTTTTCTTTTCCTGCTTCATCTAATACTCCTGTAATCTCATCTAAAAATAGAAGATTAATATAATTTCCTCCAATTTTAGATAAAACATTACGAATTGCTAATAAAATGGCAGTTTGAATTCTACTAAATTCTCCTCCAGAAACAGTTTCTATAGGAGATTCCTGACCATTATTAATAACGATAATATTTAATTTTTCACCAGTTAAACGAAAAACAACTTGAAACTGCCCATCTGATAAATTCGCTAAATAATCATTAATGACAATTTCAAGTTCTTTAGTTAAATTCTCAAGTTTAAATGCTACAATTCCAGTAGTACTGAATGCTTTTCTTAAAATATTAAGATTTTTAATTTTTGATTTAAGATTAAGTATATCATTATTTAATAGCTCTTGTCTAGCTAAAAAATATCTTTTTTGTTCAATTAGGGTATCTACTTTAGTATTATGAGTTTTTATTTTTTCATTAAACTCAATAGCTTCTTCTCTTTGAATTTCTTGAATTTTTAATTCATCTTGTAATACTTGTATATCCTTTTTCAAAGTATTAAAATCAGGATATTCCGTGGGTATAGTAGAATCTATAAATTGACTAAGTTGTTCAAATTTTTCAATATCTTTTTTATTGTTTTCCCATTCTTTAACTTTATTTTCGTATTTTTTAATGTTATTTTCTAAATCAATTGAGGCTGTTAATAATTGAGTTGTTTTTGATTTATTTTTAAATAAATCTTCTTCTAAATTACTTTTTAAATGAACTGCTTGTGAATTATCAATTGATTGTCCACAGGCATAACATTTATCTGTTATATCTAAATTAGTTAATACTTTTTCTAAATTTCTTTGACTTATAGCAAGTGCTGTTACTTCATCATTTAATTCTTTTTGACTATTGTAAATACGTGTAATTTTTTCTGGTTCTGATAAAGAAATATTAAAATTTAATTTTTCACGTTCTTTGATATACAAATTATTTTTATCAATTTTTTTACATAAAGATTCGTATTCATTAACTTTATTTTTTTCTGTAGCTAATTGATTTCTTATTTCTTCATTAATTATAGGTACTTCAATTAGTGATTTTTTATCTTCTATAAGAGCATTATCTAAATAATCTTTTACACTTTTTAATTCTCCATCTAATTTGAAGGATGTTTTTTCTGATTCTGAAAGTTTTAACTTGATTATTTCGCCAATATTTGGATATTTTTCAAGATTAAATAAGTTAATTAAAAACTTTTTTCTATTAGTATCAGTAGCTTTTAGAAATTCTAATAAATCTGTGCTACTTTGATAAGTAAGTTGAGAAAATATTTCAAAATCAAGACCAATAAGATCTTGTATTTTTTTATAGGTATCAGGAATTTTATGCTCAGTTAAGTCTATTATCTTTGAATCAGTTTGTTCAAAAAATTTTACTTTACTTTGAGTTTTAGTTCTTTTAACTTCGACAACATAATTTTTATCTTCAACCGTAAAAGCTAATTTTCCCGACCAGGTATCCCCTTTTATATATCTATTAAGAATATCAGCTTTTTTTATACTTTTAATATTTTTACTATAAAGTAACTCTTGCAAGATAAGAGCTATAGATGATTTTCCGCTTCCATTTGGAGCAGTTAATTGTGTAATTTTATTAGAACTTAGATCAATCTCGTTATTTTGACCATAACTAAACATATTACTAATAGAAAGTTTATTTAATGTAATCATTGAATATTTAACTCTTGAAATTCGGTTATTACAGCGTTAGTATCTACTATTTTGATGTAATCTAAATAAGCTTTTAGTTCTTCTATTAAAGATAAATCTTTTAATTCTAATTTTGAAGATTCTTCAGGTTTAAATGCAATTTTTTTATCTAGTTGAGCGTGATTAGAAATTTTAGATAATTCATCAATACTACCAGTAACTTCATAAATTACGTGGTGATAATCATCTTTTTGCATTGATTCATCTACTTTTATAGTTTTACGTATCAATTTAGGTAATTTTAAATCAATAAATTTTACTTTATAATCATTTATATTATTAAAATCTATAATATCAACTCCATATTGTCGTTTTTCATCTCTATCAAAAGACACATTTAGAGGACTACCAGGATAATAAGCTGGATAATCCAAGTAACGATGATTAAAGTGTAAGTCACCCAAAAGTATGAGTTTCCAGGGACGAAGCTTTTCAAAATCGTACTCAGGGGTAATATGGGGAGGTACTTCTCCTCTAATATGCGTAACCAAAATATCATTCGGCACAGGGTTGGGCAAATTATCTGTTTGCATTTCTCCATAAGGAAAAAATTGAAATCCTTGATCGAGAATGTCTTTATGGATATTTTGAGTAATAACTTCCACATTTGAATTTTTAATAGCATTATCTTCATGGAAATGCGATAAAAAAGTATAACCTTTTTTAGTTGCTTCATGATTTCCTGGTATAACAAATGTAGGAATCGAAACTGAGTTGATATATCTTAAAAATAAACATATTTCATCTGGTTCGGGTTTTTTATCAAACACATCTCCTGCAATAATATGAATGTCACAATTTTGCTCTAATTCGTGTAACTTTTCATAAAATAATCTAAAACGATTGGCTTGCCAATCTCTTGGAATCTTTTTTTTATGCAAGGCAATATGCCAATCAGCGGAAAGTAAAATTTTCATAGTTCTAATTCTAGAAGTAATTCTGATGTATTAAAGTTAGCATGTTTATGAGTCGGGTGTTCATGCATAAAACGATATCCTAGAAATGCAGGATAGTCTTTCCAAAGAACCTCTAAATTATTTGTTTCCGGAAAATCTTCGTCATTAGTCCAATAATCATTGTTTACAAAAAATGCGTTAACTCCATTAGAATGAATCAATGAATAGTTTTTTGATTGAGCAAGATTATAAAATGCTTTTAAACTAGCTCCATGATAAATATTATAAGGCCCAGCATCCCAAAAATTTGGATCATATTGAATAACTTGATCAACATTAACATCTAAACAAGCATTATACTCACAGACAAAAGCTCTAACATCATAATGATTTAAAACTTCATTAAGTATGTACCAGTCTATACCATCAATATCAAGAGAAAAATAATCAAATTTAAGAGGTACTTGATAAGATTGTAAAATTGAAATAATATTTTCTTTATTAACCATATGTTTATGAAGATTGATTAATGGATTCTCATATTTAGCATCAATTTGTATTCCTGCCCAATTATGTTGTTCTCTAAGAAATCTTGTATTACATTCACTACCATCTTGAGTACCAATTTCAACAAAGTATTCAGTATCTGTACCTATTTTTGTAAAAATATAATCTGTTATTCCATCTTCTCCAAATTGAGAGAATACTTTTTTTTCATAAATATCTAACATTTTATTATGTATTTGTACCCCCTACAGCTTCCCAATTAAATATTTTATTTACATTTCCTTCAAAAGTATAACTTCCAACATGATTAAGTTTTGTATTGGGATCAAGCCAAATTTGTCCGCCTATTTTCTGCCATCTACGGCAAAAGGTATAATCTTCTGATAAATATCTGTTATCATCAGGATCATGAATAGTATCAAAAAAGGAATAACAATATTCATTAAATTTAGGATCAATACTACTATCATTTAAATAAAATAATTCTGGGTAGCCTTCAATCATTCTGTCAACTACTTCGCGTTTCATTAACCAAAATCCAGTACTAGCATCAAGTACTTCTACTGCTCCCATATCAACTTTTACTTGTGTTCTTTCTTCATCAGCAAATTTTAAATTAATTGCATAATCTACTGGTAAAGTTTTCTTTGGATAAGCTCCGGTAATTAAATCTTTATCCATAGCTAACATACGTATGATAGATTCCGGTTCAAATTCAATATCAGCATCAATAAACATTAAATGAGTACATTCTTTAGCTTCTAAGAACATAGCATTTAAAATATTACGCGCTCTCGGAACTAGACTTTCATTTCTAAGAGTTGTAATTCGAAAATTAATATTATACTTAATAAGCTCTTGAGTTAATCTAAACATACTCAAAAAGTATTGATCGGTAATTTGACCCCCATAACACGGAGTTGCAAAGAAGATATTACTTTTACGAATAATATCCATATCAATAACAACTTGGTTATTTTCAATTTTTTTAAATGCTCCTCCTACTGGTTGTTCAGTTGTAGGAGTGGTAACAGCAGTTGGGGAGGTTGTAGCCTCCCCAATTGTTTGTGCTTGCCCAGTAGCTTGTACTAACTCATTGAGCTTATACTTTTTCATTTAGTCTAAGTCCTCCGCAGTTTCAGTCGGTATAAAATCATCTCCTGTAGAAGAAGCGAAAAGTGCAGTATGTTCAAGCATCCATTTCTTTTGATCTTCATAAGTTTGTCGCTTATAAATACGACCAAGATCAAACAATTCGGCTTTTTGTTCCTCTTCAGTAAGAGCCGTACTTGCTCTTGCGGGTAAACAGGTGTATTTAACATTTTGAGGAAGTGGTCCTGTTTTTTCCTTCTTTATCGTAATGTCATATCCAGTTTTCTGATCTGCTGGATTTCCATACTCTGGATTAGATGCAAAATCTACAACTTGACGATAAATAGTACTTTTAAGATCAAAAATCTTAACTTGATTATCACTTCTATCAATTATATTACAGATATAAG